AAAGTGCCCAAGATAGTGGGAGACGCGGAGGCCAAGGAAACCACCACGGACAAGGGGGAGAAGGCCGAAAAAAACTGACCACCGCCCATGAGCTCTACACCCAGCTTGTGGGCGAGATTGGCATCCCGCGCGAGCAGTTCCCGCTGCTGCAATGGTGGGAAATCCGCTGCATCATCCGGGGCTATCACCGCCGCCACCGCCAGACGTGGAGCTCCACCCGCTGGCTGGCTTTCAATCTGATGAGTGCACAGGTAGGCTCCGACGGCATGCACAAGTCCGGCATCAACAGCCCAACCGACCTCATCAAGTTCCCGTGGGAATGCACCGACAACGAACTACCCACCGAGAATGACATCGCGGAGATGCAGGCAATGATGGCCTCGATGAACTCGAAAAATGTTTAGATTCTTCACTCTTCACTCTTCACTCTTAACTCTTCACTTAAAAAAATACTCATAGTTATATAAATTTAAGGTTAAATTTTCAAAGAGTCAAAAGTTTTCATAGGTTAGTAGATTTATTTAAGTTAAGGTAAACCCTCGCAGTGATGCGGGGGTTTAGCGTATGGCATACATTACAGGATACCAAGGTCTCAGAACTACCAATCGCCGCGTCGAGGGATTGATGGCTGATTTCTCCGGATTAGTTAATCTGGAGAAAGTTGTGGATAGTGTGCTTCGTCGTTTGTACTTGCAAGGGAACGTGACCAAAATGGCCGACATGGTGAAGAGCGGCACCATCTCCCTTCAGGACTTCGATGGGTGGTTTTCCGAATTGGTGCGAAAGGAGCTGGGCAGAACGCTCGGCGTGCTACGTGCAAAAGCCGTGCAGAAAGCTGTGGCTGCTGGAGCGGGAAGCGCATCAACAGCCGTTCACCGCAGAATGTACAAGGATGAATACACCGCCAACCTTAACATCGGAGGCAACCGCAAGCGCATCAGTAACCGCCATAGGGTAGTGCCGCCACCAGACGGAGGAAAGAGCGGAATTAAACGACCTCGTACAGTCAAGCCACGCACAAAGGAACTGCGCGAATACTATGGCCCCGACCGTGACTTCATCCTTCGCATCCTGGAGGTTGGCCGCGATGTGTTTATGGCTACACCTGAAGGCCCCACAGGTCGCCGCTCGCAAGCCACCTACGGAAAGCGTGGATCAATAACACCGCGCAACTGGTTCTTCCACTCTATGATGAGCGACATGGAACAGGCTGCAAAGCAACTCGGGCAGACGCTCACGGGAGCCGTAGAAAAATGGGTACAACAAGAATTTACAGAATAAGATATGGCAAACAAATCAGTTCTTGAACTTGCCGTCGAGACCGGCAAATGGGATTCCGGTCTGAAGAAGGCAAAATCAGCACTCGACAAATTCACCGATGCAAGCGGAGGATTGCAGAAAGCACTCGACGCTGACTCGGAGAAAATGGGTAAGTTTGTCCAAATGATGGGAAAGGCCGACTCAACGGCCAAGACCGGCAAGGGACAAATGAACGACTACAAGCAGGCCATCGAGCAGCTGACCATGCAATTCAACCGCATGACCGACGCGCAGAAGAAGACCGTCGGCCAGGATTACCTGAAGGCCATCGACCAACTGAAGGAGAAATATCGTGGTGTCAGCGAAGAGATACAAGAAATGAATCGCTCATTGACCCAATCCACACAGTCTGGCGGTGGCGGTTTGTTGTCAGGACTTGGCGGTAAGATGGAAGGAGCCCTTGCTGTTTTCGGTGGTAATCTGATGACCAAGGCAGCGGGATGGGCGGCATCGTTTGCATCCGAGATGGGGCAGGCCGTTCAGCAAGGCGTAGAACTTGCACGCCAAGGCGAAGGCATCCGCATAGCCTTCGAGCGGCTGGGACGCGGTGACATCCTCAACGGACTTCGTGAAGCCACCCACGGCACCGTGACCGACTTGGAATTGATGAAGGCAGCCGTAAAGTTCAACGATTTCAACCTACCGCTTGAAGAGTTGGGCACCATGCTCGCATTCGCACAGCAAAAGGCAAAGGACACTGGGCAAAGCGTGGACTACATGGTAGAGAGCATCGTGACGGGACTCGGGCGCAAATCGCTGATGATCCTCGACAACCTCGGACTTTCAGCCACCCAGATAAAAGACAAAATGGCCGAGACCGGCGACATGACCAAAGCTGTGGGCGAAATCATCCGCGAGCAGATGGCCAATGCTGGTGACTACATAGAGACGGCAGCCGACCGTGCAGCACAAGCCGATGTGGACATGAAGAACGCGATGGAAGAGCTGGGCCGCACATTGCTTCCGCTCGAGGAGCAAGGCACAAGCATGTGGAAGTCGTTAGAAACGGGTGCAATCAATCTGCTCAACGAAGGAGTGAGACCATTAGTGCCCGTTGTCATTGAACTGAAGGATAATATTGCAGAACTCTATAACACCGTTGCCAATAGCAGTGTATTCAGCGGTATGGTGAATTGGATGGAAGCAGCCATCGACGCGGCCACAAGATACATTCCGCTGCTCAGTACCATCCGCTCATTAATGCCCGACGGCAATAATGTGGCCAGCGGTGCAGGCATTGCCGGTGTGCTCGGAAAGGTGGCCGGCGGTGGCAATCAGCTTCCCAATGTAACCGTGACACCTCCAAAAATCAGTGGAGGCGGTGGCAGAAGAGTCGGAGGCGGTGGCCGCAATACCCCACCCAAGAAGAGCCCCTTTGAACTGTTGAAAGAACGCACCAACCGCGTGGATTATTCTCAGTTCTATACAGCCGCAGCCAATAGGGGTGAAGAGATACCGCTTCCGTTTAAGCCTACCATTGTCAAGCAGAGCCCAGAGGAACTGAAGGCCGAACTCGATGCCATGTACCCCACGGATAATCCATACGAGCTGCCCGTGAAACCCGTAATCAAGGACACCAAGAAGGACATGCAAGAGTTCCAGAAGGCTGCCGGCCTTGCAGCCCAAGCCGTATCGAGTATCGGTGATGCCTTCGCTGGTATAGAAGACCCAACGGCCAAGGCAGCAGGCATGGTGATGCAAGCCATTGCCAGCATCGCCCTCGGCTTCGCAACGGCATCCACCAATGCCAACACCGCCGGCACAGGTTGGGGCTGGCTGGCATGGCTGGCAGCAGGTGCCGCAGCAATGGCCACCACCATCAGCACCATCCACTCGCTGACTGGCTTTGAAAACGGCGGTGAAATCAAGGGCAATTCGTATAGTGGCGACAACACCCCCATCATGGCCAATGCGGGCGAAATTGTGCTTACGCGAGCAATGGCCGGAAACATAGCGAGCCAACTCCAGGGCAGCGGCAGCAACGTCCATGTGACGGGTGAACTGCGTGGCGAATCCATCTACCTGGCCGTGAACCGCTCGCTCAAACGCCGTGGCAAAGGAGAGTTGGTAACATGGAAATAATTAAAATCTCAGAATATGACAGGCAAAGATATTATCGTGATACTCTCACAGAACGGAACCCCGATGGCCAGCACTCGCATAAAGAGTGATGACATCCAGACGCAGGCCAATGCCATTGAGAAAGCATCCGCCACCCAGCAAGATTGGGAGGAAGTCATCCCAGGCCGCAAGCGGTGGACGCTCAACTGCAACTACCTCGTACTGACCTCCGCAAAGCTCACCGACGTCCTGAAGGTAGGCCAATACTTTGACATAACCATTCGCCACATCAGCGAGAACGTAACCCTCACCGGCCAAGCCCTGCTCACCGACTGCAAGCAGACGCACACCGTCAACAGTCTCTGCCAAGGTTCTTTCACGTTCAGAGGAAACGGACCGCTTCAATAAGAAACCGCCGCCCATTCAGGCAGCGGCTTCTTTTTATCACCATGTCCCCGTCCAGGGCGCATCCCATTCATCGTTCAGCGTAATCGTAAACGTTCCCGAAGTGCTGAACAGCGAACCGCTGAACTCCGTGGCACGGTTCGCCATGAATGGAGCCGCAGCCACATTCACCATTCCGATAATATCATTATCAGCATCCCGCGCAGACACGGTAAGCGGCGTGGTCCATTCCGTATCCGAAGAGAATCCGAAGAAGCTCACCGCCATCCCCGTAGTGCCAACATAAGAATCTGGCACCGCCACGCTCATCTCCTCCGAATCCCTCATATCCGCAGGCTGTCCCGTCAGATAGTCCAGCCCCGCATACCATTTCCCAGGCAGCACCACCACCGTGGCCGTCCCGTCAGGTACGGCATCATTCGCAGTTATCTTCAGCTTTGTCACAACCCTATCCAGCGCAACCGAATAAGCTGAAGCCGAAGCCCCGCCCACAGAAACCGCCATCGCTTTCCAGAACGTATCGCGCACAGACCCCCACGAAATCACCGTCCCATTAATCACCGGGCTCGCCCCACGGCTAACCACAAAATAAATCCGATGCTCACCATAGCTGAGCGTAGGCGCAGGCGTTCCAAAGTCCGCATCCGTAGATACCTGATGCAACGTCTGCACCAGCGTACCGTCCACATAGTCAAACAGCCAAAGGTCAGTCATCTCCTTCCCATCCGCCGACAGCGAGCCGCGCGTGAACACCGGCGAGTTCCAATTCCCTTCCAGTTCAAATGTCACCTTCTTGGCCCCGTTCTCTTCAACATTCACATCCTTTCCGCAGCTGGCAAATACCATCGCCAAGGCTGCAATAACAAATACTTTCTTCATAATCTATAAATTAAAGGTTAGTAATATTGTCCCGTTCCTTCAGCCGCGATTCCATCGCGGAGAAATCATCGTGCACCGACTTGGCCAGCACCTTTGCATACCTTTGTGTCTGCACGATGTTCGTATGCCCCAGCATCCGCGACACGTTCTCAATCTTTGCCCCGTTCCTTAACATGAACGTGGCAAACGTATGCCGCGCAAGGTGCGTGTGCAGCCTGGTCTTAATCCCAGCCATCTGCCCGAGAGCCTTCAGGTGGTGGTTGTAGTCCGCATTGTTCATCTTAGGGATTTTCCATCCGTACTTTTCAAGGATGGCCACCGCCGGCGACAGCAGCCGCGAGACATACGGCACCCCCGTCTTGATACGTTCGCCGATGTGATTCCAAGCCACACCGTCCCATTTGTAGTCGCCGATGTTGAATGCCTGTGCGTCCGAATAGGGCAACCCCGTGTACATCTGGAACACAAACAAATCGTGCGCCACCTCCAGCGCAGAGCCAGCCGGAAGCGACAGCTGCTCAAACGCCCGCATCTCATCCTCGGTCAAATACTCAACGTTCTCACGTTCGCCACGTTTGAACTGCCCCTTCAGCCGCTCATACGGGTTCCGCTCAATCTTTCCGAAAGAGTCAGCCCGATTCAGCAGAGCCTTCAGACACTTGTGGTAGTTATAGATACCCGCATCTGATAGTTTCTCCGGCTTCACGCCCCGTTTTCTGTCAGCATCACTAATAGGCTTCGTCACTGTATGAAGAAACGCATCAAATGCCACGATGTTCTCCACCGTAATATCCTGCCATCTTCGAATCTTACCGAAAGCCTCCAGCCGCGTCTGCAATGGTTCATAGTGTCGGCGCGTTCCATCGCTAACCGAAAGCAATGGAATCTGTTCCGCCACCCAATTCAGGAACGTCGGCTCATCGCTGTGAGCCTCCACAGTCTTCCACACATCCCTCCTGATGCTCTCAACGTCAATCCCTACATTATTATCCACGCACGCATTCACGCACGCAAGTACTTTAGTATATATAATCGCCAGCCGCTTGTTCATCTCATCGGCACCCGGACAATTCACCACCTGCCCGGCAGCGAACTCCGATTCCAGACAGCGGACTCCCGTGCCAAAATAATACGATTTCCGGTCAACGGTCACGCGCACCTCCAGCTGGCCCTTGCCGTCAGCCCCGACACGTCCCCGGTGATTCCATATAATTGCATTTGTTATCATAGTTTGATGTTTCGTTAAAGTTAGTTTGTTTCCCCACCCTAAAATGGGGGTGGGGAAACATTGGCAGCGTTTTTGCCCAAATTTGCCCCATTTTGCCCCATAGATGTTAAAACCATAAATTTCAAAGAATCTCGTGTTTTCCTTTTATTTAGGGTGGTTCCCGCGCTTTTCGGGAATCCCCCGCCTCCATCATCCGTGATCCGCTTGGGGTTATAGGCAATCCAAGCGGAATGCCGATAAATACGGGGTGAGTGGAGGAAAGGTGGGTTAGCATTGGGGAAACATTTGATATATTATCTTATTTTTTTCTCATCGGCGACACCGATGGGGAAATGGTAATTCATATTGACTCCAGTATCGAGTTTCTTGTGAAGTTCGAAGATTTCCTCGCGGAGCTGGGAAATAATCTCATCCTTGTCGGAGATGGTATGCTGGAGGTCAGAAATTCTTTCTTTAAGCGTAGTGATTGTTTCATCCTTGGCTGCGAGAGCAGCATTGAAGACGCTCGACATATCAGGGATTTGTGCGGCTGGTTCTTTTTTTTCATATAGCGGATGCTCATCGGGGTGCTGAGCATAGTACATTTCATCTTCTATGAACATAACCGTACTAATGCCACGCAGATAGTTCATGTTAAAAATACCTCCGAAGGCATCGTTGAGCTTTCTGAGAGTATCGTCAGACGGTTCCACCTTTCCCGTCATTATGCGTGAAACTGTGTTCTGGCTTATACCTGTTATTTGTGATAGCCCTTTTTGACCATCAACGCCTTTGTTCTTGACAAGCCAATCAAGAACAAATGCAAAAATTTCATTTTTTAGCTTCATAACCTACCAATACACACCAATACACTTAAATAAAGTTAAATTTAACCACAAATACACACCAATACACTTGATGTTTAAAAAATAGTTTTTATATTTGCACCCGTAATTAATTAACGCAACGGAGGGGCACAAAAATAGCCGTCAGACGGGATGCCGTCTTCTCAAAGCGGATAACCGCCCATATTTGCGAACACTTTGCGAGGGTGTCGGATTGCAAATATAAGGCTATTTC